GCCCTGCGGTGATGTACGCCTGTACGCTCATTACGCGTAGTCCTGTGGCGTGCCGACTTGGTACGCCTGTGCGTCACTACCGAGCGCAAGAACGGACGACCCCGGGGTCTGCATGGTGGGGTCGTAGCCAAGGGTAAGCGGAGCCGCAACGCTGGGGCTTGCGCCTGTTGGCCACCATTGCCGACGACCTGCAACGGTTGAATAACCGTTGCTCGTTGCCCCGCCACCGTCATACGACTCAAGCGTGCGGGTGTAGACCCCGATAAACGTCCGATTCCCACCCTGATCCACTTCGCCGAAATTGACCTTCCAGTCATCGGTAACAACGACGAACCCGCTTGGAATCGGGCGGAAGGTGCGGACGGGAGGGATGTTCGTCCGCTTCACAATGGTTGTCTCTTCAACCGTGACCACCGCCTTGCCCGTCTGGAAGACAAAGTCCGAGCCTTCGGTGTAGAGCGTTTGCAGTCGGTGCATCCGCGTGTTGGTGTTCACCTTGGTAGATGTGATCGCTTGGTCAACGGAGGTGACAACCCCTTGATTGTCATACTGTGCAATGGGGGTCTCAAACGGCCCCGTGGACATAGTTGCGTTGGCGGTTGCGAGTTCCGTGTCTGGAATGCTGATAGAGATGGTCGGCGTACCGGGGCTGCAATAGTCGGTAATGACTGCGATACAAGACGACACCGCTATGGTCTGCGGCTGCGTTAGGCTCAGTTTTGCGCTTGTTCCATTGCCGACCCAATGCGGGACACCAGCCACGCCCTTATATGGCCCGTATGGATCTGAGTAGGTCGGGCATGACCTGCCAACCGTGAAGAACTTTCCGATGTACTGCGCGAGCGGGACAGACCCGTTTACAACGCCCACGATGTCCGTACCAACGGCTGGGGAAAGCGCCTCAAGTTCAAACCTGATCTTGGCTTTCTTGAACATATCCTGCTCAGTCACTACTAGCCGCATGATCTTGCAGCGCACAAAATTGATGCGGGACTGCGCCAGCACAACCGCCGACCAAATCATGTGTCGCACGTCCCCGGTGACATCGCCTTCAAGGTCGCAGTTGAATTTCAGCGTTGCATATGTAAGGGCGGACGCGTTGCGCTCATAGGTGAAATCAGCAGACCCGGTAAACGCGCTATCTGGCAATGCCGTGCGGGCGTTGGAGTCTGTGATTTCGTAAATGAGGGTGTTGCCCGTCTCGTTGTAGGCAAAGGTCTGCGAGTCGCGCCGCCAATTCCCTTCCATAGTCATAACTGGCAGAATGGCGCGGCGGAAAAGATCCGCCCACGGCGCTCTAGTTATGACCTGCCCAACCGAACCGTTGAGAGCTGCCGATGTTCCTGTTGCTATAGCGCCAAGGTTCACTACTAGCGTGCCGGATACTGTTCGTGTGATATGCCCAGCCGCATCTAAAGAGAACCGCGAAGTCCAGCGGTGCGAAGTAATTGGGTAGGGGACATCAACCGCACCAATTTCTCCGGGATATGCAATCGCCGCCATGACGGTGAAGTTGCAAATTGCTGCACGCACCCCGCTAATTTCTGTCACGTTGATAGTTACAAGCGGGCCGCGCAATGCGTCTGGGTAACGAACTTCAAATAAATGCTCATACGATTCCGGAGTAACAACAAAAAGCCCTACATAATCCGCACGGCCAACAGCGCCAATATTGAAATTTTGCAATTTGCCGTATGTGTCTAAACCATCCGCAATTAAACCACTGCCAGAAACGTGGATTTCGTATCGAATAAGCGTGAAGCCATCTTCGGCATATATAGGTCGCCACTCATAAGATGAGATATTTACGTTGTCAATCGTGTAATTTTCATTCTCAAAATAAACCTGAAGTACAGTTGCCATAATTAAACTTTCGCTCCCATCAGGGCTAGGTCTGCAAGGAACGGTGCGTTTAGCGCCCTGTAATTATTAGGGTCTGGGGTCTTGCGATTGAGAGAGCGCAGCTCCCTTTCAATGTCTCGCCACAACTTGACAATCGGAGACTCTGGCATTGCCCAATCAAACAAATCAAGACCGCCAGCGGGAATAAACTTGCGGGCGGCTTCGCGTGATGCGCCTCCATAGGTTGCATACTTTGACGCTTCGGCCATGTATTTCGCAAACGAAGCCATGACGTTAATGATCTTGGGCAAGCTGCGGACAATGCTTTCCAAGATGTCCCCTAGCAGTTTGGTGATCGGGCGAAGGAACACCGACCCCATAGAAGCAAGCACCGTCTTGATCTCAAGCGTAGCCCGGTCAACCCGTCCCGCTTCCTTGATCTGCGACCCGATGCTTCCGCCATACTGACTGCCAAGCCGGAACTTGGTCATCATCATGGTGATTTCATTCCCCATCTCTGCCATCTGAATGCCCGGGCTGTATTCGCGGATTTCGCCAGCCATCTCCATGATGAACTTATGCAGGGACAGAAGGGCATCGGCAACCACCTTCACCGCCGAAATCAATACACCAAACGCGGCAGCGGCCACCCCAATAGCAATACCAATGCCAGCCAATGCCTTTCCTACCATCCCAATCGCTCCGTCTACTGCCTTGCCAGCGGAATCAAGTGCCTTGTTCATGCCTTGCCCAAGAATGGACTTGACCGCTCCGCCTCCCGATGACGCGCCACCAGCCGCAGCGCCGCCCGCAGACGAACCGCCGCCCTCGTTGATGTCGATGGTGATCTTGCCTAAGTCTTGCATTACTGAACCTCCCATGTCATTTCAAACGCGCACATGAAAGTCTCGGTTCCACGCATCCAGCCGACTGCCTCGTCTACCGCCTCAATCTGCCCGCCGCTGCGCCATGTGAGCGGGATGGTCAGCCGACCGCCGAGCGTGTTTTGGATTAGGAGCGTGCGTAGCCCGTCGATGAATTGCTCAATGCCTTCATTCCCGGCAATGCGCTCGGTAGCCCGGTTGGTATTGTCAAGCAGGCCGCGCCACCAGACCGTGATCTGAATCGTTGACTCAAGCAGCCCAACGCCGCTACGAGGGTGCAGGGCAGCGTCGCCGCTTGGGACAATCTGTACCGCATACTGGGCAAGCATCTCGTCTCCGGGCTTCTCCGCCAAATAGACGGCATCCCCGTAGTTGTTCGCGGACATCCAATTACGGATCTCGTCACGCAGCGCAAGCCAGATGCCAGCGTTACCTTGCACGGTCATCGTTGCTCTACCGCCTTGCTGTGTTGAATTTGCATACGCGTCTTGAAGGCAAGGGATGCGTCACCCGTAGCAAGGCGAATGGTGTATTCGGTCAGCTCGGGCGATCCAAACGCAACAGCAATGCCTTGCGCGAATACGAGGGACTGTCGCGCTTCAATCATGGGGATGTTCTGCGCTAGTCCCATTGCCGTGTTCTCGTCAAATTCCGAGGGGAGCCGTCCGTATGTCGCAACGAATAGGGATACTCCCCTTGCTATTTTCCCGCCTGCTCTACCGCCTGACCCATACGCGCAAAGACTGCGAAGAGGATCTCGTCCGACGCGTTAGCAGCTACTTCGGGCGAGCGTGCTACTTTTCGTAAGGCTGCGGCGACATCCGCGACTTGCGGCTGGCCGTCTTGCTTCCCGCTCAATGCGGCGAGCGCCTCGTTCCATTGAATGACCAACGCGCCGGACGGGATTTCTACGCGGAAGAGAAGCGGGTCGGTATCTGGGGTAAGGTCGATCATGTCAAGTAGTATAAGAAGCGGCAAGCAAATTGCTACCGTCTGGGATGGCGCGGAAAGTCAAACCCATACGCTGCTCGACGTTGCCGAATTGCGAGTGAGCAAACCCCTCGCCCATCACGAAGCAACGCCCAAAGGTGTAGCCCGTCTTGTTGACGGTTGCCGGGGCAATCTTGACCCCAAACGTGCCGCTATCAGCAACGAGCAAGCGGCCAACGGTCGAGGAGAACGCCGCCCCGCGCTGGCGCGTCTGAAGGCCTGTCAGAACCGCCGCGTCCCACTTAACCAGCGTGACGGTAATCGTCGCGCTCGTGTTTTGTACCACCATCTCCTCAGGAGTCGCACCCGACGAAACGGTCTTGATCTCATGGATGTTGTCCGAGTAGGTGACTTGCGGGAGGCTGTCGTTGTCGGTCTGCCCGAGTTCGACATACCCAGCCCCGACATTGACGAAGATTGACGTTGGGCCAGCGACGAAGATTGCGGTTGCCATTACTTGAGTTTTCCTTTCAGACTTAAAGCGATACCAATTTTGATGGTCTTGGCTATTTCAGAGAATTCTTTAGAGGTTGGAACAAGGAACGGACGGGCGGGAACGGTGACTCCGCCCCACGCCATGACAAAATCTTTGCCGGGGGATAGTTCCTCGGTGTATGGATTTCGCCCAGTTGCATGGTTCTTTTTGCCCTTGCGCGTCAAAGGGATGAAGTTCGGGCCATCAGTTGAGAAGCCCTTTTCGTGATAGATGCCATAGATTGCTCCAGACATCACAATCGACAACCGAGCTGGGCCAGTCTGCTCGGCTTTCGCCCCGATTGATCGCAACAGGTTTCCCGTGTCACGGAGAGGCTGACCACCGTTTCTGTAGGACTGCCCGGACATCTTGTATTCAGTTACCATCACCGTACTTACAACAACCGACCCGTCCTTTTTCTTACGGCTGATTGCCTTGAGGACTTGGCGGGTTGTGGTTGCAACCTCGCCCTTTCGGGGTTTCTTGGTTGTCCAGAACTCGCCCGACATGGGTTTCAGCGCCGCAAGGGCAACCGTTTCCCCGTTTGGGCCGCGTCCTTGGCTGTCGGCAATGTGCTTCTTGGCGTATGCGGACACGGCCGCCGCAATGCCCTTACGGACGGCATCGCTTCGCAGGACATCACTTAGGCGTTTGCGCCACGGTTGCCACATTAGCGCCCCGGCATCGTGTTCGGGAGGCGAGGGCGGAAGAAGCCGCTGTTGCTCACGCCGTCGTACCACGCGAGCGTCTGCAATGGGGTGGCTTGCACCGCAGGCACGCCCGCATCGGCGGCCTTGGCGACCGCGCCAAAGATCATCTTCCCGTCCCGGAGTGCTTCCAGCATGGAGTACGCCTGCTTCAGGCGCTGCTCCACGGCTGGGGTAATCTTCATGGCGCGGCGCTGAAAGAGCGCCTCGACCGCCAAGTCAACAACGAGCGTCATCAGCAGGGGGTCACGAGCCGCTGAGAGCGTCGTCAAATCCAAATCGGTGTAGATGTTCCCTACACGCGTGTACGCCTGCACGATGCCCGTAGCGCGGTCTAGTGCGTGCTGAGTGACCGGGTTGGAGCCGAGCATGGGACTGCCGAGGTCGCTGCACAGTTGTGCAATGATCTGAGCGTCGAGCGCGGCTTCCAAATCGGCGTAGGTGGCGTATGCGGTCATGTGAGTTCCGCCTAGAGAGGGGGGTGGGAACCGAAGTCCCCACCACCCTCATCCTGAGAGGCTGAATAATCAGCTCGTGACATCGGCAACCAACACGCCAGAGACTGGAGCAACCAGTTCTGAGGTGCTGTTATCAATGACGCGGCCTTCAATACGGCGATCCTTCGGATCGTCCCAGTTCTCAACCGTCATATCTTCAAAGGCGAAGATCTGGCAGGTGCTGAACGAGGTCGAACCTTCGACACCAACCAAGCCACCGGGGCGGCTCAGGAAGATTGCCGAGTTACCGTACACGAACGAACGAGTCGTTGATGCTGCACTTTTGCGAGTAGTCACCTTGACCGAGTCGTCAACAACAACCTGCACGCCAAACAGATTTGGCGGCAGACCGTAACGGCTGAAGATATCCGAACCCTGAAGGAACGGCAGCGCTCCGGCTGCGTAGTTCTTGACGTAGTCGCGGACTTCGGCAGTCTGGGAAAGCGCATTGGCAATGACCGGGCTAATGACCATGTTGATGTCTTCGCCACGAACCGCGCCGCCAGTAGCGAGCGAGATGCGCTGAAGAGCAATCTGGATGCCCTTCTGGATGTTGTTGCCAGTCGAGGCAGTCCACGCACCAACGCCAGAGTTTGCCGTACCTGTTGCGTAGTAGTTACCCGCATCGGTAAAGGCGTTCACGGCTGCGGTGTTGGTCAGCGCGGTAGCCGTTCGCATGGAGCGAGCGGTCATAGCGAGCTGTGCCTTACTGCGAGCGTGCTGGGCAACAATGTCCCACGCGGCTTGCTTGACGGTCTCGTTCGGGATGTAGAACGGGAACGCGTAACGCTGTGCCGTGAAGGTCACGAAATTGTGCTGGTTCATCTTGCCGACCGGGCGGTCGTTACCAAGAGGCCAGACAAATTCGTTGATGTCGGTCACGCGCACGTTGTCGTCCGAATCAAGACGCAGGTAATACCCCGTCTGCTGATTGCAGGCAACGATTTGAGCGTAACGGGTGATGGCAAACGAATTCACCGCACGGGTGAACTCAACCTGAAGAGCGCCAGTTGCGAGCGCGTTGGTGGAGGGGACGTAAGTGTTTAGACCGCCTCCGACTGTTACATAGGCCATTGAATGACCTCCTTTCGATGATTAATTACAGAGGCTTGACGGATGGAAGGCGGTATGCCCAGAAGATGGTGTCCACGGCTGCGGCTTCAAGAGCCACAAACAGAGGAACGTTTCCAGTACCAGCCGCAGTAATCGCTACGCCCGCAGTCCCGGCGATCAAGCCAAGACCCGCAGTAATAGCGGTCGATGCGCCGCACTTCAACTGCACGCAGTTAGACGGCTGGAGACTGATTGGGTCGCCTGCTGCTGCGTGAACGGTAGCGTCGAATCGACGGGTTGAACCGTCAGCAACGCCGACAACGTAGTCAGCTGCTGCCGTGGAGGCAGAACCTGAGAACGCGGTCGTTGACATCTTGACGATGGCATAGGGGTTGATGTCACCAGTAGCAATGAGATTTGGAGAGAATTGAAGCATTGTTGTTTCCTTTTAGCCCTTCATCCGGGCGTTGATTGCCTTGGCAAACTCTTCAGGCTTGCCAGCAAATTGCTTGACGAGTGAGCCAACGTCACCAATGTCCATGCCACGCGGCAGGGCTGCTCGGCTCATATCAATCTTGGTTCCGATTGGGTCGCGGGCGAACAGGTCGCGCCATGACTCAAGGAGAGCAACTGGGTTACGGGAGGCCTGCAACTGACCAACAAGCGCCTCGCGCTGTGAGTCTGGGATGCGGTAGCCCTCCTGCTCCATGATCTCCACTTCGCGCTCAAACTTCTCGCGCTTCAACTCGGCTTCAAGACGGGCGAACCGCGACTTGAGGCGAGCGTTTTCCGACCGCAAGGCGTAGGTTGAACGACGGCTGGCAATGACGGATTCGTCTTCCATTTCGCCGTCTTCGTCTTCTGCCTCGATGTCGATGTGGACTTGACCTTCGGACTCTTCATCCTCAGCCATCTCGTCCTTCTCTTCCTCGTCGTCCGCGGCCATCTCGTCCTTGTCGGTCGAGTCGTCCGCGAACTTCTTCTTCATCATGTCCGAGAGTTCGGAGATGGCGCACTTCATGGCCTCCAACTCCTCGCGCATATCGTCGCTGGATGCCATGCTGGCCTCCTCCTTGGTAGTCGTCGGGACAAAGGTATTGAGTCCGCCACCAGCCCCGACGAGGTCATGGTTGGACTTTGAACAAGTGATCTTGGAACCGGAACGGGTGAAATGGGTATCCGGGAGGGGACGGCGCGGGGTTTCACGCCCGAGCAACGCCACCTCGGAGAGATGGTTTGAGCCTGACCAAATCTCAGCCGACCGACGCGGGAAGGCGTTGGTAGCAATGAAGCGGTCGAAAATATCGCGGTTCACTTCCATGTCGCCCACAATGTACCCAATTCCATCGCGTTCTTCGTAGGAAATTGTGGGGAATCGACCGACAGCGGACTTCGGTTCCTTGCCATCCTTCTCGTGCATGATGACGAGGCGGGGGAACGAACCGCGAGCCATGTGCTTGCGCGTACTAGCGACGATGTCCTTGAGGCGCTTGTTGTTGAAACGCTTGAGTTCCGGGTCAGCCTCGCCATCGTCGATGGCTGGGTCAAACGCCATGAACAGTTCAACGCGCTCAATGGTGACCTTGTCGCCTTGGTCGGTGATGGGGTGAGATGTTTCGGTGGTCATGTGGTTAGCCCTTGGATTTGACCGTCACTTAGACGCGTTGGGAAATACCTGAGCGACTTGATGCTGTTGTTCAGCATGACGGTCGTGTCGGTGATGCTTGTGCCATCTGTAGATGGGCCGCCCATACTCATGTAGGTCGGAGCAACGCTAAACGCAAGCGTCCCAGCAACGACCGTGCCACCATTGAGGCACAGGCTTACCTTTGTAGCGTCGTAACTAAATGCGCCCTTTGCCAATGCTCCGGCGGTCAGGCTGTTGCTTGTCGTAGCGGTCGCCGCTGCACCAAAGTCTGCCAACCGCAGCGTAAGCGCGGAAGGTGTCTGGTACATATGCAGATGACGGTTGCGGACATCAGAAGTCGCTACTACGGAGCGGGCGGTTGAGGTTGACGCGCTGCCGTACCAGTTGGAGACAAACGTGCCAACCGTGCCACCCGTGTACCACGAGCTGAAGTTCGTCCCAGAAATGATGGCGGTGTCAGCGGCGCGGGTGACAGCTAGCAAGGTGGTAGGGATATAACTAGAGGCTTGCGACCCTACTTCTATTTGTCCGCCCCACATAAGCATTCCTTGACTGGCTACGCCAACAAACGGCCCACCAGTAGAATCCGTAGAAGTGCTTGAGTCCATGAAGAAATAGATGGACGTACTTGTTGCATATGTTCCCGTGAGCGTAACCCGATACCAATCATTTTGATATCGCGTAATGGTTGCAGCTTTGTTTGCTGCCGATCCGCCAATCGTAATGATGCTTCCAGCGCCATTTAAATCGACAATTACAGAAGCAGCAATTAAACCGCCTGCGTTTATTCCTGCGCGATAATTGCTATTCAGCCGCTTGAACCACATACTTACGGTAACGGCTCCGCTCAATGTAACGCCAGCGCCATATTGCAAACGGTGATATCCACTCACTAGCGTTGGATAGAACCCAACCGCTGTACCGTTTGACGGGGAGGTTCCGGTAGTGCGAGAAAGAATATCGCCATCGCTATATCCAACAAGCGTAGAAAAAGCCTGTGTAGAAAGTTGATAATTCGTAACCGGGAATTCAATTAACAATCCCTTGGCCACAAGCGTTGTCGGATCGAAGTCGAACCGAGGATCTTGAGCTGCTGCAACGGTTGTGACGTATCCAAGACTATTAACGTAAGTGGCTAGCGGCGTAGCATCTGCACGCGTAAACGTGATGCGCGGGTCAAGCGTAGACATCGCCGTGAAGTCAAGGGTCAGCGTTGAGCCGTCGCCAGCGCGACCCATCAACTTGCTCGCGTATGACGAGCCGCTGAGTCGTGACATCCTTGGACGGTTCGCTCGATTCATTTACAGGTTAGCCCAGAAGGTTCCCATGTCTGGCGTGCCGCTCGACTTAAATTGCGCGGTGACGTAGGACGACCCGGCAACGTCAATCATCGCGTAAGCGGGTTCCACGTTTGACGCCACCGCCGTAGCGGGCGAGTACAGGTTGGCGGCAGGGGTTCCGCTGACCTGCGTGATACCCGAGAAGGTGCGCGTGTTCGCCACGTCAATGGTGTAGTTCGGGACGGTTCCGCTTGTGAATGTCAGCGTGAAGTCTGCGAGGACGGTCGGCATATACCAGAAGCTCGTGCCAGCGGCATCAAGATACTTGCGCCAGCCGAGGAGCCGCATACCGATGCTCGTCTGCGCGGTGGTCGCAGACACGAGGAACGGCATGACGTAAAGCAGGGACGGGTTCGTCCCGCTCACCGATGGCGTGTTGATGTCCCACAGCAGGGCGGTTCCCGTTGTGCTAGTCGGGGCAGCGTTGAGCAGGACGGCCTGCGCTGCGGTGTAGGTTGCAGGGACGGTAGCGACCGTGACCTTGCGGAAGTTCTCTTGGGCTGTGTTGATTACGGGCATTTACAGTTCTCCTCTGCGCTTCATGTCGAGCGCGATTGCGACCGCTTGGTCTTGTGGCTTGCCTTCTTTGATGAGCGTAGCGATCTTCGCGCCGACGGCTGGGTCAGCGGCGGACATGAGTTTCAGCCCTGCCTTCTGCTCCTCGGACTGCTCGCGGGTCATGCGGGTCTTTGCGCCGGGGCGGGCGGCGGTGGTCACAACCTTGATGTTCGCCCTTGCGTCGCGCAGGGACTTGGCAACGTAGCCGATCAGTTGCTTGAGCGAACCCTTTTGGATGTCGTTGAGCCGAACGGGGTCGATCTTCCTGAGCATCCCAAGCGTGTCGATTGCGCGTGATAAATACTCACCAGCCTGCGCGGGTGACGACTCTAGTTGCGACATGGCGCTTTTCACATGGTCGATCATCACGGTGACATGAAAGTCCCAGCCGGAATTGGTTTCCGATGCAAGCTGCGCCAATGCCTTGAGGTTTGATAGTGCTTCGTAGCAAGCGTTCTTTGCGCCCACCGTTGAAATGGTCAAAGCCATCTTTGCCTTCGCGCCATCCCGGGAGAATCCTGCGGCCTTTGCCACGGCGCGGAACCCACCCCCGTAGGTGTACCCCTTGGGGTCTTTCGCGTATTCCTTGGTCATCTTCGCCAGCATCTTGGCAAAGGCGGCGTTGTCGGCCTTGGGGTAGTTGTTCTTGATCCACGTCCGCATCATCAATTCGTCGCGGGCATCAATCGCAAACTCTGCCTTCGCGCCGGGGCGGGCAAACTTGCCGCCATTTTCTGCCCATTGCTGAATGTCTCTTGTTGCGACACCCTTGCTAACCATGTCCTTGGCGGCGGCGAGTACGGCCTGAGCAATCGACATGGACGGATTCTTCTCGTACATACCAGCCGCAAGGTCAGCGAGCAGCATTTGCTTTCGTCCGCTTTCGATGTTGTTTTTGCTGATCCACGAATACGCGGCGAGCTTCGGATCGGTGTCCTTCCCCAGAATGCCCTCGCTCCAAGAAGGATGCGCGGCAAATGCCACCTTCGCGCCGGGGCGGGAGGCGCGTGAGCGGTCGCCTTCAAGGTCTTGTCCGACCATCTCCGCTAGTTCGTGCAGGCTTACGTTCTTGCCTGCTGGCGTAATGTCAGCAAGGCGCATGGCCTCAGTAGCGAGCGCGTCAAGCTTCTTGGCGTTGTTGTAACTGCTAGGGGTCGTCTCAAGGAGGCGATAAACGTCCTCGGCGCGTCCGAATGATGCCTTTGCGCCGTTGCCAGCAGCAAATCCAAGACGGGCGGCGATTTCCTTGCGTGTGTTGCTCATGTCGTGCATCGTAGCGATCTCCCTTGCGATTTATTTATGCGTTTACGAAACCGGGGTCAGGAACTTGGCGCGTGTCCACAAGCCGCTGACGCGCTCCGTTGTGCTTGGCAATAGCGGCCGGGTCAATCGTCCCGTTCGGGCGCGTCCAACGCTCGCGCAAGGCTTCGGCGGCAGGGACTGGGATCAGGCTGCAACGGCAAGAAAATCCAAGTGGGGGCGAGATTCCGAGGCGGTCGAAGTCTGCCATCGTCCCAACGTAGCCGTCAAAGGCGCGGTGTGTTGGGCGTGTCCGATTGTCCTTGGTGGCGCTGAACTGCACCAGCGGGACGAACGCCTGCACCCGCTCATCCCGTAGGACTTCGGCGCTGCCCTCGGTCATGGCGCGGTTGGTGTTTGTCCGCAGGACGGTTTCAAGGCGGGAGGACGTTAGCCCTGTCCCGGTCATCAGTTGGACGGTGGTGACGAAGTCGCCAAGGTTCATGGTCTTGATGAGCTTGCCGACCACGCTCTTGGTGGGGCGCTCCTCAATGACCTGCGCGATCAGTTCCTGTACCATCCGCGCCTGCGCGACAGGCATGGCGGTGACGAAGAAGGTGGTATCAACGATCCGCTTGACCCGGGAGATAGCGCCTTGCGGCCCTCGTGTAACACCACGTAACAACGAATCGAGGATCGGGGACTGCTTGCGGAGGTCGGGAAGGGCGTTCTCGCGCTCGTGATCGGTCACGTCCCCGGCGCTGGCGGCGGCCGCCTTGACGAGTAAATCCCAGTCGGCACGCGAGATAGGGACGCGCTTCCTGAACCAGCCCGTGATCGGAGCCATCCACTTCGTCCCGAAGCCCTCAAGGGAGATCGGGACATCCCGGTCAAACTTGACCGCGTCCCCATCGTCGAGCATCCCTTCGATAGCCCCGTCCGGGATCTTGGCGGTGTCCACGGTGTCACGCGCACCAAAGAGCCACGATGCCATCAGGAGCGCCGCCGTTGCCTCGTGAAACTCAGCCCACGCGGGGAGGGCATCTTCGCCCCTGACCTGAGCCGCGACCGCCCGGCGATACGCCTGCTGCGACTGGCGCAGAACCTTGCGGAGGTGCTTGTCGAGGTCGGCTTTGTTCATCGCTTGCGCTTGCGGACGGCGGCTACCTTCGGCGCTTCGGGGGCTGGCTCGTCGCCCTCGCTCTCGTTGCCCTGCCCGAGCATGGCGGAGAGTGGGTTCGACGATGCGCCCGCGCTGCCTGCGGCTTGACCGCCAAGGACGGATTCCCCGTCTTCCGGGTCGGACAGACCGAGGAGGTCGCGGACTTCGCGCTCGCTGACGCGGCCACCCATTTGGATGAACGTCTGAATCGCTTCCAGTCGCTCCTTGGGGTTCGGGCGCTCTGGGGCGAAGACGAACCGAATACGGCGTGCGTCCTCTTCGGAGGCTCCGAGCATCCCGGCAATAATGCGGACGAGGTCGGTGGTTAGGCTTTCCGCGAGGCAATCCGCGTGATAGCGGATGACACGAGAAAGGGTATCGGCGTGGAGATCAGCGACCCCGCTGCCCATACCCGTCCCGCCAGCCTCGCTCGAGAGCGACTGACCGAGGATCGCTTCCTTGAGTTTGCCCGAGAGCCAGTTGACCAACTCCATGAAGATCTGAGCGCGTCCACCGTTCGCGTCCTTGATGTCGATGTCGTACATGGACTCGGTTGGACTGATGCGGGGCAGGACAACCGAGTTGTCATTGACCAAGTTTTGCAAGATGGTCATCATCTCGCTCTTGGCGGCATCGTTCCCTGCTGGGTAGTACCCAACGCGGATGCCGAGGGCGTACCGCTCCACATAGGCGGCGGCGTTCTGTAGGACTTCCTGCTTCAATAGCCAGATGTACCAACAGACATCTCGCGCCCCTACGCCACGGTAAACCGTCTCGGCGCTGTTCGGGTCGATGAAGTTTGGGGCGGTGGTAAAGACGCGGTGCAGGACGATGGCGCGGCGTTCGTTGTCGTCAAACAGGTGGACGAGCGAGTCAAAGCCGAGATCGGTGACGGAGGCTTGATTGATGTAGGCGCTACCAACGCGCATCGCCACGTTCCCGGTTTGGTCGAAAGCGAGGGTATCGGAGGCGAGCGGGAGCCATTCGCGGATGCGTACCCCAAGGCGCGGATCACGGTCGTAGACCACGTTCACGGCGCTGCACCCGTACCAGACGGCTTCGTGCAGGGAGCGGAACATATCGCTACGGCGCGGGGCTGCGCCGATGATTTCGGCAATGCGCTCGGCGAGCTTGACGAGGCGCGGATCGCTCTCGTCGTCGGAAAGGACGTACCACTCCAACCCGGCAAGGGTCACGAGCAGGGAGCGCAGCACGCCTTCAATGTCCGCGTCCGCCCGCATCATCGCCTGATAGTTTGGGTCGAGGCGGTAGGCGAGGCTGGAGTTCCGCAGCATCAGGCTGGCGGTTCGGAAGAACGTCCGCTGCACTTCCACGGGCATGGCAAGCGGCCCGGTTAGACCACGATCAATCGGAGGCGGCAGCGGCTTGCGCGGTCGCTTGGTGGGTGGCAAACCTGCGCCGGGGATCGACTGACGTTGCGAGAGCGGGTTGTTGATCGGGTCGGGCATCAGGATTTCTCGTATGCAAGGGCTTTGATCTGGTCTACCGTCATGCGCTTAGAAACGCCGTTCGGCTGTTTCACTTCGTAGGACGTAGCAAAGGCTGGCGGGTTAGTTTCCCCGCTGCGGAAGTCAAGCGTATACCCAAGGCGCTTGAGCGCCGCTTCAGCTTGGTCGATGGTCAGCTTGCGCTTGCTTGTCGGCAGGGCAAAGGCGGGACGGACAACGGCAAGAATGCTCGCTTTGACTTGGGGGTCAAGGTTCAAGATGGTGCGCGTCATCGGATCAAGCTTCCCTAGGACTGCGCGAACAGTTGCGGCATCGTTTGCTCGCATGGCCGCTACTAGTTTGACGAGCAAGGCATCTTCTTTGGCGGTTGCTCGGCTGACCCGTTGCTTCTCGCCCGTGCGGTACTTTTGCCCTTTGGCATCGCGCTCTTCAATCGCCTTTACTCGTGCAATCAACGCCTCAAGCGCGTGCGTATCCACGGCTGCGAAGATGCCCAGTCGGCGCATGATCGCCTTGCGCTGGCTCACGCCTTCGCCTTTGCGCTAGAGCGGGAGAAGCCGGGACGTACATCGTCGTGCGCGTTTGCTACTTGGGTTTCCATGCCAAGCTTCGCGGCGTACTGCATCAGTTGCTCAAACTCCGCCCGGGTGATGTCTACCTCTTTGCCCATCTTCTTGGCAAGGACGATAATGTTCTTCTTTGCGAGGTCAGGTTGGTTTTTGATTTGGTTAGCAAGGAATCCAAATTCCGTACTGAAGCGACCAAACTTCGCCTTCGCGCTGGTGCGGGCGGCGGTGGTCTTGATATATCCCCGACGCAAATACTCCTTAACAACATCGGCACGCCATTCGGGAGTGTCCAGCGTGGCAAGCTCTTTGATAAAGAAGTCCATTTGATACGGGAGGACTTCGTATTTCTTGCCGTTGACCGTGACGGTGCGATCACCTTGCTTGTACGAACCAATCGCCATCTCAGCCTTCACGCCTTGCGCCGCGAATCCCAAACGCTTCTCGATGTCTTGCTTGCTCATGTGGTTCCTTTGTTCTTGCCGTGATTCTCGCCTTTGCAACTACAGTCGCAAGCAGGCCCAGCCGCGTTCCTGCACTTCGCGCCGCAGGTCGTTGGCTTGTTGGTTGGTGTGTACATGACGAAACGCGTGATCTCTCGCGGTGTGCCGCTAACGAATCCAACCCAGTAGAGTCGGTCGTCCTTGATGGGTTGCAATTTGTTGAAGTCGTAACTCCAGCCGATCTGTGCGTCTGGGAAGAGCTTGCGGAATTCTGTCCCGCTTACCCGCTTCCGGTCGTTTGCGCCGAGTTTGCTTAGACCCGCGTAATACTGCGGCTCTGGTGCGCCGCGCCATGCGGCTGCAAATCCAAGACGGCGCTCAATGTCGTTTCGGCACATGGAACGCATCGTAGCGATTCAGCCGAACATTCTGCGCTTGACTGCGCGAGAATCGAACATCCTGCTCGTGTCGGTCGCCACCGTGACCGCGCCGCCTGATGTCACTACCGTCCCGCTCGACGCTGCGGTGCAGAGGTCAACGATGCAATCGACCGTGTCGTCATGGCTACCAGCGGGGAAGGCGAGCATTTCGTCAAGGGTGGAACGGAAATCGGCGTGGACTTGCCCGTCATGGTTCTGTGGGAACAGGAGTTTCCCCTGCTCAACGAACGGCTGGGCGGCGGCGGCGCGGAGGTGCTTGTCGGTGGTGCGGGTCACGGCGATTGTGGGCTGGCGGCAGTCTTGGCGGAATTGGTCGAATACGCCCTTCTGCGGCCCGTTCGCCTCCGCCAGCACCATGCCTACGCCACGGCGCTCGACGAGATCTTTCGCCATGCGAGCGAAGTCGGGGAACGACTCGCGGACGCGGAGGATGTCGGTGAGGTACAGGTTGCGGGCTTGGTCAACCTCCCCGACGATGCAGACCGAGTAATCGGGGTCGTCGCGCTCTTGGCGCTTCTTGCCGTAGCCCCAGTCGATGGCGGCGACCGTGCGCGTACCAAGGGGGATCGTCCCGGAGCGGTAGTAGCGCGTCCATTCTGGTCGGAAGATCAGGAGGTCGGAGGAGAGCGGAACGAGTTCGTAGGCGCGGGCGTATGCCATCGGCCCCATCTCGCGGCGCTTCTGCTCAAGGATCTCAGGCGTGAACACGCTCGGCCACGGGCTAATCAGTCCCCGGCAAGGCTGGCGCAAGAGCGTGCCAGCGCGTTCGCATTCCCTGCGCCAATCGGCGGTGATGTCGTCCGTATGGAAGGGGGTCGCCGTGCGCCAGATGCGAGCGGGGTGCTTGGCGGACGGGTCAAGCATGGGGAGCCAGATGTTGTTCATCGCCTCCTTGACCTGTGCGCGGAGGGTCGGTTGGAGGACGGCGTTGCGTAGGTCGCAGATGTCATCAGGCCAAAGAACGTCGGCGCGTCCGCCCGTTCTCCCGAAGATGCCGGAGGCTTGCACGGAGGGGTCACGCCTTGCGCCTACCCCGGGCGCGGTGATTGACCACGCCATAACGGTGTCCTCCCCGGGCTTGAGTTCAACATGGGGGAAGGTGGCGCGGTAAATGGGGCTGCGGATGATGTCGCGCAGGAATCGAGAAGTTGCCGACGCGGCTTCGTCGTTCTGACCGATCAGCTTAAACCGCGTTGCTGGGCGGCGACCAAGCCACCACGCGGCAAGGTAGGTGAGGGTCGAGGTCTTGGCGTGTCCTCGGGGTAGTTCCGCGTACCAACTGTGATGCTTCAACCCGTGCGCGATCAGGGTGCGCTGAAGGTCGGAGACGGGCTTGCCGAGGCACAAGGCTAAGAAGGCAACCGGGTTCTCCCGCGCTGCGGCGACCGCTTGCTCCGGGGTCAGGCTTTGCGCTTTGGTTTTCGCTTTGGCTTTGGAAGGCACTTGGGGGCTGGTTGGATCTGGTTGAGGCTCTGAGCGACTGCGTCAAGGGCTTGATCTCCAAGGTCGTGGATCACTTCCACGCGGTCGGTCGCTGTCCCAGCGTCAAGGCGCAGGATGCGGTCGAGCTGCACGGTTGCGTCTACGCGGTCACGGGATAGGGATGCAAGGACTTCCACGGCTCGCACGCGGGTGCGGGTGTCCATGTTCAGGTCGTTCATCACGTCCTGTAGAAAGGCGGGCGCAGACTTGGCGGCCTCGGCTGGAATGTCCCAACCGCCGTAGACGGCTCGCTCAAGGCAAGATAGGTGCAGGGTCTTCTCGCGGCGCGTGACGAGGTCGCGGACATCCCCCTTCCCCCGATTGAGTGGTGCGTCTTCTGTCATGATCGTACCTTCCGTTTCCTCAGAATCAACTCAAATCCGGCAGCGTGCGCGATTGCGAGCGCGGAGTCGAATGCGGGCTTACGCCTCCCGTTGCGCGTCCCCGGTGTCCCAAGGAGGCAGCGGACGGTATGGGCGCGGAGGATGCCATCGGCATCCATGCGGTTTGCAAGCTCTCCTCGCGTCATGCCCTGCCCCTCAACGGCGGTGCGAATGTGTTCCTTAAAATCGTCGTAGGTGTTAATAGCGGTGGCGGACATATGCTTTCGAGTATAGCGCGAGATGGTGACGGTCGGCGCGAAACGCTGACGGAGCGGTTCATTTCCTTGCTGTGGGGGTCTTGCGCCCATCGCATGAGGACGGGGATGCGGGTTGTGAACCAGTCGGCGGTAGGGAGTTTTTTGACGTACTCCTCGCGGAAGCGGCCGTGAATACGGTGGCGGACTTGGACGCTGGTGCGGAACGGGCTGACTTGGATCACGATGCCGTCTTGATCGACGGCAACGATCCCGGTCGCGGTGCGCCCGACCGTGAAACCCTCATGCGCGAAGTAGGTGGCGAGTTGGTTGAGCTGCTGCGCTATCGGCTTGCTGGTGTATCTCATGTGTCTCCTAGATTGCCCCCAGACGCGTCCCTTGGTCTTGGACGGGCTTGGAGGCGTGTTTGTGGTTCAAGCGCGTCTCGGGGCAACCCTGCGCCCTTGCGAG